GACAAAACGCCGCTTGCAGCAGCGAGTTTTGCCGCTTCTCCCAAACGAAGGTATTCGATAATCCCATCAGCCGTCTTTCCAGACAAAGTTGTCAGCGTGCTATCAAGAGGCTGCTTGCCTGCCAGCGCATTTGTCATGGTGGTTGCAAAGTTAGGATCGTTTCCTAACGCCGCCGCCAGCTCATTTAGGGTATCAAGCGCCGCAGGTGATGAGCCGACAAGCGCAGCCAGAGCTGATTTAACGAAAGCAGTGGTGGCAATTTGCGTATTGTTGACAGTCTGCGCAGCTGTAGGCGCCGTCGGCGTTCCGGTCAGGGCCGGGCTTGCCAGTGGGGCTTTGAGTGCAAGCGCGTTATTCATGGTGGTACTGAAATTTGGATCGTTGTTGATAGCCGCAGCAATTTCTTTCAGCGTGTCCAGCGTAGCCGGGGCACCATTCACCAGGGCGATCAGAGCCGCCTGCACAAACGCAGTTGTGGCAAGCTGAGTGGTATTGTTACCTGCAGCAGCAGTCGGGGCTTTTGGGGTGCCGGTAAACGTCGGGCTGGCTTTTGGCGCATATTGCGTATGCGGATCAGTTGCTGCAAGATGCGCCGCCATCAGCTCATCTACATACACCTTTAATTCCAGCACCTTGTCATCCACATATTTTCGGGTAGCCAGCACTACGGACGGATCAATTTTCAGCGTAATGTTATCGGTGCTGCTGGTAATCAGTACCATGCGCACTGTCTGCGTGCGGCCGCTTCCCTCTGCCAGCTGCGGCTTATAGCTCTCCGGGCAGTTCCCCACTGCGATCAGCGCGCCCGTTTCATCAAACAGCCCAACCTCACGAATCCACCAACCGCCCTCAGTTTCAGGAATCACCTGCTCAGCAATAATCTGGCTGCTGTTCTGCGGATCGATGTAAAGCATGTTCAGGTCAGCGCGCCGCTTTTCGGAAACCAGCGTCGTCTGTTGTGCGCTGGGAGTTGGAAGCACGCCGCCGCCATCCCCCACCGCCATCTGGGTAATTTTCAGCGGCACACCGAGCGCGGCAGCGCTTGCCAGTTTCGCCGCGCCAATATCCGTCAGCAGGGTATAAAATTTTGCGCTCATGGGTTCACTCTCATTGTGTCAATAACATGGACGGCGCCGCCCTCGTAGGCAGTGCCACCGGAAATGATGGTTTCGTTGATATACGGGTAAATCGTGATTTCTTCGCCGGTGTAAGTGGCGGCCCCTACAAAATATGGTCCGCTCGTCTGCAGGTTTATGGACATGCCGATCAGATGCCGGCTGCAGGGTTTGGCGTCACCGATCAGACGCTCTAGCTCCAGATAGGTTTCCTCTGTTATGCCCTGGTCCTGTACCCCAATATCCAGGCGAAACGTGCCCGGTGCCTCGCCGGTCTGCCACCATTCAATGATGCGGATCAGAAAGCCGAACGGCTCCACCACACGCCGCACAGCGCTGGTTGTGCCCTTGTGCTGATGGATATAGAAAGCATCCTGCACCACACGGCGCTTCACGCTCTCCGCCCATCCTTCGTCCCAGCGATCAACCGAAAAGGCCCACGCCAGATACGGCAGAAACTTGACCGGGCATGTTGCCGGGTTCCATAAATCCCGCAGCGGCACCTGCAGATCGGAAATGCCGCTGCAGGTCTGAGCGAGACGGCGCTCAAGCGGCGATGAGCCAGGAGGAAGCAAACTATTCATCCGTTCCCCCGTTTGTTACGCTCCATTCAGTACATGAAGCGGCTTGTGTCTTATCCAGCACCACATCAGCGAGCGGGGAGGCCAGCTCAACACGCTGTACACCTTCAACATGCAGCGCGGCATAAATAGCACTGCGGCGAATATCACGCCCCAGCCTCGTCTGGCTGGCGATATATTTCTGCAGGCTGGCTTTTGCCGCCTCCATCACCGGCTCAGCTTCTGGCCCAGGGTAAAGAAAGATCGTCGCATCCACGCTGTACGGAATAATTTCAGCGCTGCGCACCGTCAGACGGTCAGCAACCGGCCGCACGTTCTCACTGTTAAGCGCCTGTTCAACCACTGCCAGCAGATCCGCCGCTGCCGTTCCGTCGCCCTCACGGCTCAGCACGGTAAGCACCACCTCCGCCGGTGCCGGGCTGGTTGCGCTGGCGTCAGCCACTCGCCCGTCAGCGCTTTTAGCGTGAAACTCGTAGGCCGCCGTCGGCCCCGCAACGGACAGCCCCTCAAATGCAGCAGGAACACGCAGGCGCAGCGCCTCATCACTTTCCATTACCGCTGCGACCGGCGGCACCGCGTCGTTATCCGCAGGTGTAACCGTCAGCCGCTTCACGTTGTAGTTGGCCGCCATCTGATCGAGATCACCGCCAATGGCATAAGCCACCATGACCGCCTGCGCCGCCTCGTTAATGCGCTGGCGCAGGAGGATTTCACGATATGCATTTTCCTGCAGGAGCTTGGTCACGGGTTCAGACTCCAGCTCAAGCGTGCGCCTTACCGCGTCCTGCTGGTCTGGCGGATAAAGGGCCATAAACGCGGCTTTCCGTTCGTTTAGCAGCGTTTCAAAATCCGGCACATCCACAATCTGCGGGGCGGGCAGCTGGGAAAGGTCAATGACTGCCATTGTCTGCTCCTGTTGATACCGAAAGTGAAACCGGCGCGCCGTTATCACGCTGCCCGGTAAGTTCAACCACCATCGAACCATCAAAACTGCTGGTTATGGTGATGGAATCCAGCGTAAGCCGTGGCTCCCAGCGACTCAGGGCCACATAGACCGCAGACATAACCTGCAGGCGCAGCGCCGGGTTCTGGGGCTGGTCTATCAGTTCAGACAGAAGCGAGCCGTATTCCCGCCGGGCAATGCGGCTCCCCTGCGGAGTCAGCAGAATATCCCGGACCGACTGGCGCAGGTGGTCCGTGTCGGTAATGGCCCTGCCGTTGCCCTGACTCATGCCGATATACAGCGTCATACCGGGCCTCCCGATGTATCACCGCCGGACTTAACGCCGGTATGACCGTGTTTATCGACTACGATCCCGTTGGAACTCATGGCGCCGCCGCCCTGGGTGACGCCACCATTGATCACCACCTCGCTGTTTATGCGCGTGTTACTTGCTTCCACCACAAACTCCCCCGTTTTCAGGGTTATGTTATCTGCAGCCTCGATCACCATGGATTTGATGCCCCGCACATGCCAGCGGCCGGTCGCAGGTTCATATTCAAACCAGCCACCGTCCGGGTATTCCGTTACGCAGCCGTCTACTGAGTCCGACGGCGGCGCGAACTGGTTGGAATAGATCGCAGGTAAGGCAAAAGCAGTTTCCAGATTGCCGCCCATACTCAGCACCACCACCTGCTCATCCGGCGACGGGCACCACCATGTACGGGCACCACCTGCGCGCAGTGTCAGCCAGTTAATCCAGTTAGTTTCAAGCTCGCCCACTTTCACCCGGCACAGCCAGTTTTCCCGGTCCACTTCGGTTACGATGCCGGTGCGGATCAGGTTGGTGATAAGGCGCATGATTTCGGTTAGTTGTGCGTTCATAACGAAAGGTTGCCATCAGAGGGAAAAGGGAGGCAGCGTTGGGTTTTGTGCCGTCCGTGACACAAATCTCACTCCGACAGCCAGCGCAACAGCGTGTCACGGGTGATGGTTTCCACCTCATCATTCACGCCCAAAAGACGGCGTGCCGGGTACCGGGCCTCCGGGCCGTTGCGTCTGACTCGATCACGCAGACCATAATGGTGAACACGGGCGATGCGCTGGACTTTCCCATCAAACTGCACGCTGGCAGAGTCCGCAGTGGCTGCGGTTTTCAGGTATTTAGTGGTGCGCAATTTGGCGAACATCTGGCGCTTGATGCGACCCTTTTTACTTCTGGCCGTCACCCGGCGTGCCTCAAAGGCGGTGCCGTCTGGATTGCGCTGCAGCCTGATGTTTTGCTGTTGCGACCGGCGCAGCTCCTGCGCCAGTTGTCGCATCATACGGTTGCGGGCTGCCGGTTCCAGATTCGCCAGCAGGGCCGCCAGCCAGTCATCCACCCTCTGCAGGTCATCCACGTTTCACCGTCCACATTTCTTCGGGTACGTCGGGTTCCGGCACCGCTTCTACGCTCGATACGGTGCCGTCTGTGCTGACAATCACGCGCTCCGTGAGCTGCAGATTAAGACTGAGATCACACAGATCGTTGCTCAGGATATCGACGTCAAAGGTAAAAAGTTTTTCGCGCAGTTCCGGGTTGTTGATGGCGTCCGGTTGATTGGTCATTAACCAGAGCAGCACGGGCGCCATCACTAAATTCTGGTTGCCGCTAAAATCTTCAATCACCACGTTCAGGGTGTAGCGATATTCCCATGACATTGAACGGGCGCCGGTTGCAACCAGCGAACCGTTATCAACAAAAAGGTGCAGTTTGTCCGGGTTGTCACGGACATACGCCACCGATTTATTCAGGGCGTTGCGTAAGGACTGCGGCTTGTTCACTGTCTCGCTCCTGACACGCAATGATCGTGTCCACTTTGTCGGCACATGCCGCCCAGGCGGCCTCAGTCTCATCCAGCACCTGATTCAGATCCCCATTACTGCGCGGTGCTGACCTGTCCAGACGGCACTGCGTCACTTTTGGACAACCACTCACGGTAAGCTGCACCTCCGGCGATGGCCGGGCGGTCCCGCAGCCGGATAATGTCTGCAGGCAAAGGAGTGTCAGCCCAGCGGCGTAAATCCTCGTTTTCACGTTTTAGCTCCTCGATCCGGCGCTGGCGACTCCGCAACAGCGCGGAAGTCTCCTCCGCTGCAGCATAAAGTTGCGTCTGCGCCCGGCTGTTGGCTTCGGTAAGAATGGACAGGCTGATGAGCTGACTGTTTTTCTTCGCCAGCTCCTGCTTGTTTTTTTTAAGCGCCTCAGCCTGCGTCCCGATGGTGTGACCGGCATTGTTGAGCCGCCATGACTGCCAGCCCAGCAGTGCCAGCACCAGAGCCAGGCTCACCGCCAGCGCGCGCGTCATGCCCCTGCCCCTTTAAGACACCAGGCAAGCTCACGGGCGCGCCGATTTTCCAGCCCTTTATTCCGTTGACCATTTACATAAATCCAGCGTGGGAGCTGGTTGCACGCCTGCCACCATTGCTGGCGATTGATGTAAGAAACCATTGTTGATCGGCAGATTGCCCCCGTTCCTACATTAAAGCCGATACTGATCAGGGCATCGTAAACATGCTGAGGTGGCTTAACCTGCAGGCAGGCTTCAATCCTTTTTTCCGTCAGCAACACGTTATTAATCAGCCCCTGCGCGGCCTGTCGCTCCGTTATGGTTTTGCCCGGCACTACCCCGGACGTATTGCCGATCCCGTCAGTCCAGACCCCGGCGCTGCACTGGTATGGCTGCAGGCGGCACCCTTCGAAATCAGCAATCAGTTTCAGCCCCTCGACGGAGGTATGAAGCGACTGAAAGCCCGGCAGCGTGGCGGCAATCGCCAGCACCGCGCCGACTAGGCAACGCTTAACGATTGAAGGATTCATATTCCCCCCTGGATATTCTGCCGTCCCGCAGCAGCTGGTAGGCTTTCCAGCGTAAATAACAGGTCACCGCTGCAGTAATAATCCCCAGCGCAAGACCGGTAATAGTGGATACATCTTTAAGAGACAAATCGCCGAGCCATGCCAGAAGCAGGGCAACGCAGTAAGTGATAAAGGCGCTGATTCGTTCGAGCGTCATAGTTCAGTCCCATAACTGGACAGTCTGCGCAGTGGTTGACGCCGTAATGTCCGGCAGCTCCACCTGCAGCCCGTGCGGTAAAAAGGGGCCATATTCAGCCAGCCCCGGATTCGCCTGCAGCAGCTGTTCAGTGACTCCCTGCGTGCGCCCGTAATGGCGCCAGCAGAGTGCGTCCACCGTGTCATACTGATGCGCACGCACTTTCATCAAATCAGCTCCACCGTCATATGCGGCATATCGCGCAGGCGGGACTCCGCCCAGCGCACATCGCGCCACAGCTCGCCTAAGGTTGTTTCGATATCTTCGGCTTTCTTGCTCCCGTCGCCGGTTGCGTCAAAATCGCGATAGCGCTCAACCAGGTTTGCTTTTGCCCAGCAAAACACCGCACGGCGATACAGCATGAGCCGCTGGCTTTCGCCGTCGATCACATCAGCAGGGACGTCGGCCAGGCTCGCATACCCCTGCGCCCGTTGTTTCTCGCGGAACTCATAAAGATCGGCGTTAACTTCAGCAATCGCTGTCAGCAACGCCAGACGCAGGCGTGGATCGGTGACACTCCCATCCATGCGCATATCACGGCGGAACTCTGAAACCCTGACATCAGGCCAGAAACTGGTGTTTTTAATAACGTCCTGGGTACTTTCCCCGGCCTGTTCCGGCGAAACGAATTGCATATTTCTGGCACTCCCAAATAGTTGGGCGGTGGACGGGGTTTTGACGCGGCATAAAGCCTGTCGCCACCCCGTGCCGCCCCGCGCGTTGGCACGATTCGTTAAGCCGACATTGCCTGTCGCAATCGGCTCTCAAGCTTGTTGATTTCGGTTTTGACGCCAGAACTGTTATCCAGCTGCAGGGCACGCTTCAGATGGTTAAGTGCCGCCACTGCCTGATCGTTATCCCGCAGCGCGTAGCCCATCGCCTTATGAAGTCGGGCGCGGGACTGATCCGGCATATCCTGACTTTCAACGATATCGAGCACCTGGGTAAGAATGGCGGCACTGAATGATTCACCGGCAGAAAAAGCGCGCATTGCCGCATCGGCAAACTCTTCGGCAACAGCGGTCCCGCAGGTCCGGTTGAAGCGCTGCGGCAGGACCCAGCCGTGTTTAATGGCATGACGGGCAATATCCAGCGCACCGGTATAGTCTCCGGCATCAATGCGCCAGATCATGATGTACATCGCCACGTCGTCCTGGCCCGACGCGTCAGCATCCAGCAAACCGGCAATCCATGAGGCATAAGCGGGAAGAAACTCACGTTTGAGCTGAGCTTTGCGCTCATTTGACTGGACGGTTTTAAGGCGCCTGCGGTGTTCTGTCAGCTGTAACAGCATCTGGTTATAACCCGTCATACTGGCATGACTGCCGCCCTGCCGGGCGGCATCCTGTGCCTGTACATACTGAGTGTGAGCACGGAACGGATTCATTTATCACGCTCCGGCGCCAGCACCGCCAGCTGCCTGCGCATCAAGCGCGCCTTTCACCGCTGCCGTGACGATTTCCTGGATGGTTTCAGTTGTCAGCGCTGGGCTGGCATTGCCACCTGCCTGCACGGGCAACAGTTCGATGTTCTCAACCAGGCAAACGCCGTCGTAATCTTCGACAACATACGCCTCGTTAACGGACTCGAAGTTCTCCACGCGGTCACGCTTCGGATTGTCGATGACCGAACGACGGCGGGAGCCTGATTGCCAGTAAATAGACAGGTTATCCAGACGGGTGATCAGCATGGCATTCGCCGGGAAGAACGGCGCGCGAACGGCCGGGAGGTTGCCGATACGCTTCTGGCTGATGATGAGATCTGCCGCCAGCGCTTCGCTGTTTGGCTGGTCACGGTTGACGATCGGGAAATATTTATCCGCCAGTAACTGGCGCCCGACGATAACCACAAGCTCCGTGTCTTCCTGATACCACGGCGCAATTTTCTCATTCACAGCGCCCATAACCAGCGCGTCCAGATTCAGGAAATCGCCGCCTTTGCCGACACGGATAGTCTGAGAAATCACCTCGCCTTCGGACACGATTTTGTCCATAACCTGAACGGGCTTCTCCTGGCGGATTTTTTCCAGCCAGCCGATATTCACATCCTGCAGCAGCGGATAGGTCTTGCGGTCTGACGTTTTCTCACGCTTCACGCCGTTGAAGCCGATCATGATACGGTCAAGCGCCTGGCGAATAATGATGGCGTCACGGATGCGCGTCTGGAAGTCCTGGAACTTAGCCCATAAATCCAGCTTCGCATAAGGCAACGCCGTATCAGAGTTGGTCTGGGTACACTTGTACCCTTCACCGTCGATGTAGGTCGGATCAACGGGTTCACGGTCTTTCTGGGTGGTATCAGTATTTCCGGCAATACTGGAACCAATACCCAGCCCCAGACGTTCGCCGGACTGCTCATCAACCGGGACAATGTTGATTTTCTGCAGGAACGAGGAAGACTCCTGGATTTTCGTTTCCAGCGTCTGCGCCACTGACGGCTCAGCCGTATATTTCGAGGCGATATCGCTCACAGATACGCCGTTGAGTTTGGCGAGCTGCGTCAGATAACCGTTAAATTTAAAGCGTGTCTCTTTTTTCATTGTGCTTTTGCTCCGTCAGCAATCAGTGGTTTGTTCTGCGCCGTTATTGCCGGTCGCATTAGGGCGGCGCTCGCTGCGGCTGTCCTGAGTGGAAAGCTGCTCACGCAGGGTGGAGAGTGCGCTGGTTGTCTCATCAACAACCTTTTGCATATCGCTCAGCTTGTTGCTGAAATCGGTTTGATGGGTGCTGACCTGCTCCGCCAGCGTCTGATGCTCACGCGCGATGGTTTCAACAGCCTGATTCACATCAGCAAAGCGGGCGTTATCATCGGCGCCTTTGCGGGACAGCAGCTCTTTCACGCGGGTAAACAGGCTGGTTTTTTCCGGCACGTCCTCAAACTCGATCAGCGTTTCAACAGCAGCGGTAAACAGGTTGTCTTTGTCCAGCTTGCGGCTCGCCAGGGGGTTATGTTCTGCGCTGGCGCTGAACTGCAGCATTTCAGTGCCGAGGCTTGCAGGATCGTCAGTAATCGCCAGGCCAACCAGATAAGCGGAGCCGGTATCGGCAAAGCTGGTGTTAACTTCCATTGAGGTGAAAAGCTTCTGCCAGTTGCTGGTCATCGTGACCAGATCGTCCGTCGGGGCAATCCAGCCATACAGCGCCATTTTCCCGGATAATGCCCCTTCGGTGATTTCTTCCGCTTCCAGCTTTTCCACCATGCCAAAACGACGGAAAGGCCCATCAGGGGTGAAACCCTTGATGTGTTCCATATTGATCAGCGCGGTGTATACCTGCGGGTTATAGCTCGCTGCCATCTGGGTGAGCCATTCACGCTCAATAACGCGCCCGTCAGTAGTGGCCCCTTCGACCCCAATACGAAAACGCTTAGATTTTTTTGCCATCGGTCCGGCTCCGGTTAGTTAGTTCGTAACACGTTCAGAGCCTTATGTTTGCGGTGATGGGAGCGTGTAAACAACGCGTTGGGCTTGTGCGAACGCCCACACAATGCGAAGCCGGGGAAAGTGCTGATTTGAGGCCGTATGTTTGTGCCATGACAACACTGACCCCCGCAGACCTCGATCCCCGTCGTCAGGCAATGCTGATGTACTTTCAGGGATACCGCGTAGCCCGCATTGCTGAAATGCTGGGCGAGAAAGTTGCAACCGTTCACAGCTGGAAAAAACGCGATAAGTGGGGCGAATATGGCCCACTGGATCAGATGCAGCTCACCACCGCCGCACGTTACTGCCAGCTCGTCATGAAGGAGCAGAAGGAAGGAAAGGATTTTAAAGAAATTGACCTGCTGGCTCGTCAGTCCGAACGACAGGCCAGGATCGGCAAATTTAACAATGGCGGAAATGAAGCAGACCTGAATCCGAACGTGGCGAACCGCAATAAAGGCCCGCGCAAGCCACCGGAAAAAAACCTGTTTACCGACGAGCAGATCGAAAAGCTGGAAGAGATTTTCCGCGCCGGTATGTTCGAGTACCAGCGCCACTGGTGGGACGCTGGCATCAAGCACCGTATTCGCAACCTCTTAAAGTCACGCCAGATCGGTGCAACCTACTATTTCGCCCGTGAAGCGTTGATAGACGCGCTCACCACGGGGCGAAATCAAATCTTTCTGTCAGCGAGTAAAGCTCAGGCGCACGTTTTTAAACAGTACATCATCGACTTCGCAAAAGAGGTGGACGTTGAGCTGAAAGGCGATCCGATGGTGCTGCCTAACGGCGCCTGTCTTTACTTCCTTGGTACAAATGCCCGTACCGCGCAGAGCTATCACGGCAATCTGTATCTTGATGAGTATTTCTGGATACCGAAATTCCAGGAACTGCGCAAAGTGGCCTCCGGTATGGCGCTGCACAAAAAATGGCGCCAGACCTATTTTTCTACACCTTCCAGCCTGACGCACAGCGCCTACCCGTTCTGGTCTGGCGCCCTGTTCAATAAAGGGCGCCCGAAAGCCGACAGGGTAGAGTTTGACCTTTCTCACAGTAGCCTGGCGCACGGCGTTTTATGCCCGGACGGCCAGTACCGCCAGATAGTCACCATTGAAGATGCCGTTAACGGCGGTTGTAACCTTTTCGACCTGGACCAGCTGCGCCTGGAGTACAGCCCGGACGAATACAACAACCTGCTGATGTGTCAGTTTGTTGACGACCTGGCCTCCGTGTTCCCGCTGGCGTTGCTGCAGTCCTGCATGGTTGACAGCTGGGATGTGTGGGACGATTTCGAACCGCTTTTACTGCGTCCGTTTGCATACCACCCTGTCTGGATCGGCTATGACCCGGCAAAAGGAACGCAGAACGGTGACAGCGCTGGTTGCGTGGTCATTGCGCCTCCCGTCGTCCCCGGCGGTAAATTCCGCATCCTTGAGCGTCACCAGTGGCGAGGGATGGACTTTCGCGCCCAGGCCTCAGCGATTGAGGAAATCACCAGACGCTACAACGTGACCTACATCGGCATTGACTCGACCGGCGTTGGCGATGGCGTTTACAAAACGGTTAAGCAGTTCTTCCCTGCCGCGCGTGAGTTTGTCTACAACCCGACCGTTAAAAATGCCCTCGTGCTGAAAGCCTACGACATCATCAGCGGGCGCCGTCTGGAATTTGACGCGGGGATGCTGGATATCGCGCAGTCCTTTATGTCCATTCGCCGTTCAACCACCGCCAGCGGCAACCGGCCAACCTACGAAGCATCCCGCACAGAGGAAGCCAGCCACGCGGATTTAGCCTGGGCAACCATGCACGCACTTTATAACGAACCACTGGCAGGAGCTTCCGCCAGTACCAGCAACATCGTGGAGATTTTTTAATGGCTAACCGCAAAAACCGCAGCAAGGCACCGCGCGGCCAGACCGCCACCGATACGGCCAACATGGTCAGTAATGCACATGCGGAGGCGTTTACGTTTGGCGATCCGATCCCCGTGATGGACCGCCGGGAGTTATTTGATTACCTGGAGTGCGTGCAGGTAGACCGCTGGTACGAACCACCGATCAGCATGGATGGCCTGGCGCGAACTTACCGCGCCGCCGTGCATCACTCCAGCGCAATTCAGGTAAAACGCAATATTCTTACCAGTACCTTCATCCCTCACCGCTGGCTGTCTAAACAAGCCTTTTCCCGGTTCGCCCAGGACTTTCTGGTATTCGGTAATGCCTACCTTGAAAAACGCATGAACCGGTTAGGGCAGATCATGGAGCTGCGCGCCTCGCTTGCCAAATATACCCGTCGTGGCATTGACCCGGACACCTACTGGTTTGCACAGTATGGCTACAACTCACAGCCCTATCAGTTCGATGAGGGTAGCGTGTTTCACCTGATGGAACCCGACGTTAACCAGGAGCTTTACGGGATGCCGGAATACCTCTCCGCCATTCCCTCCGCCCTGCTGAATGAATCGGCCACGCTGTTTCGCCGTAAGTATTACCTAAACGGTAGCCATGCTGGTTTTATCATGTACATGAGCGACCCCGCCGCCGATCAGAAAGACGTGGACAACATACGCGAAGCGCTGAAAAAATCGAAAGGGCCAGGCAACTTCCGCAACCTGTTTATGTACAGCCCGAACGGCAAGAAAGACGGCATTCAGATCATCCCGCTGTCAGAAGTCGCAGCGAAAGATGAGTTTCTTAACATCAAGAATGTGAGCCGTGATGACATGCTGGCAGCTCACCGCGTGCCGCCGCAGCTGATGGGGATTATTCCAACGAATACCGGCGGGTTTGGCGATGTGGAAAAAGCAGCGCGCGTTTTCGTTCGCAACGAACTTACCCCCCTGCAGGGCCGTATCACAGAAGTTAACGAGTGGCTGGGTGATGAGGTGATACGCTTTGACCCCTACCTGACCGATGAAGACTGACGCTCAGCCGACCAACCTTTAATATTAACCGCCCTTCTCCGGGCGGTTTTTTATTCCCTTACGCCCTGCCCCACCATCAGAGCACCTCAGCGCCTCGCTGAGCGCTCCTACGCTTTCGCCACCTGGCAGCTCACGACGAAACGCAGCACCTCACCACGACGCAGGCGCGCACGACCAGCCCCAAAAAATGACCATGCCCGCCAGACATTGAGGCCCCAAAACCGCGATTAACCCCAAAACCGCGCGCTCGTAGCCCCGCCACGCCTGCCCGCTTTACGCATTGGTTTTCATGCACCTGCACGATATAAGCAAAACCCCGTCAGAACTGGCGAGTTTGGCCATAAACGATCCTCTAACGATCATGCATTTTCATGCACAACATTGCAGTTCTAGCCTATGGTTAGTTCCAGTGTTAATCTTTGCCTAAAATCGTTTTTAATGAGAGTAAAATCATGACAGAAAGTCTCGATTACATCGATCTCAAAAAGTTAGAGCTTGATACGAAGAACCCACGACTACCAGAAGGCGTTGAGCGCACCCCAGAAGCAATGCTAAACCACATAGCACTCACCACTTCGATCGAAGATTTAATGAATGCTATAGCAGAGAATGGTTTCTTTCCCGGAGAACCCCTTATTGCGGTTAAAGAGGGCGACAAATATATTGTCGTTGAAGGAAACCGTCGTTTAACAGCAGTAAAACTTATTCATAATCCATATGAATGCGAGAGACCAAGCACTAGAATGCTTGAGATTGCTGATAATGCTGCAAGTAAACTTAACGAGCTGGCTACATTACCTGTTATTGTTCGTGATACAAGGGCAGAAATTTTACCTTATTTAGGTTTCAGACACATTACTGGCGTCAAGCAATGGGAACCTCTCGCGAAGGCTCGTTATATAGAGCAACTTTTTGAGCTAACGTCTAATGCTTTACCAACTAGTGATCGTTATCACCAAGTTGCTCGCGCAATTGGCAGCAGAAAAGATCATATCAAACGAAGTCTTGATGCTTTAGCCGTTTACAAAATAATGGAAGATAATAACTTCTATGATATAGAAGGTTTAGATGAGGAGTCCATTAAATTTTCTATTTTATCAACCGCATTAGCGGATGAGAAAATTGGATTCTTTGTTGGTGTTTCTGAAAAAGATGAAGATGATGATATTTCATCCAACGACGTAATAATTCACCCACAACACATCAACAGAGAAAATACAAAAGAGCTTACCATATGGCTTTATAAAAAAGATGAATCAGGTAAGACAAAAGTAGGTGAGTCTCGTAATTTAAGAATGCTTTCATCTGTCATAGATGATCCTAAAGCTCTCACATCTTTTAGAAATGGAGCTGAGTTAAAAGTTGCTTATCAGTTAACCGAAAATCTAAAACAAGATTTCATGTCATTACTCTATAAAGCAGAATCAGCATTAATTGAAGCCGCCGGAATTGTTGCTACTGTTGATTACAACCCTGAGGCTTTAGAGGTCGCAAGACGCTTGAGTCAAAATGTCAAACTTATTGGTAATACTATTAAAACCAAAAAGGTTTCTGACGATGAAGATTTTTAAAATTGGAGACATTCACCCTAGCGTACCTCATTTATTTGCAGACCTTGCGGAGTTAGCTGCGGTTATAAACTATACCGGCCGCCATGACTTACATAAAAATGATCTTATAACCATCAAAAGTCAAAGTAATACGAGCGTAGATGACGTCGATCAAGAAGAGCAAGAGGACGAGAACGAAGGCAGTGATGCAGAACGTAATGACCGTTTAGAAAGGCAAGTCGAAGATGTATGGACTCAGCTAGATTTTCGGCAAAACTTCCTCAAAGATATTTATCCATTTGTTGTGGATGGCGATTTTATAACTTTAAAAAAGGATCTTACAGATATACAAAGAGTATATTTGTTTTTACTCGCATGTTCTAGGCTACGATCATTTAAGAAAGCCCAGAAAGGTATAATTCAATTATGGGCTAAATATTTTGCAATTGTTAGTAAGTTCTGTACTACGGCTTTACTTCCACCGCATTCTACGGTGAGAATTTTTGATGCTAACTCAGATGACCGTAAAACTTACTACGGCACTGATTTAAGAAAAGCACTTAAAATAATGGGCAAGGATTTAGCTGTTCCTTTCATCAATGAACAGGAATGCGAAAGAGCAAGTTCATCCGGAGATGCTGGTTTTGATATAATCGCAACTGTTGAATTTGATGATAAACTCAGCAGCAATTATGCATTGCTAGGTCAATGTGGTGCACAAGAAACGGAATGGCCTAAAAAAACTTTAGAAGCACACTCTCTTAAGTTAAGGACATATTTTCAGGTACACTTTGATATTCCAACTCTCATGTTCACTCCTGTTTTTTATCGAAATTCTGATGGCGAATGGGTAGATAACAGCCCTTGTGCTGGGGTCTTAGTCATTGACAGAGCAAGAATATTGCAACTACTACAAAAGACAAACCATTGCCCTACAATCGTGAAAGAGCAATGGTTTGTTGAATTTGAAGGTTTAATTAACGAGCTTAAAGTCGATTGATTAACTAATCCCAAATATCGGGTAAGCCTTTTGCAACCGCCTCAAATAAAGGAGGCGGTACCGCGTTACCTACCACTGTATATTTCATGTTCATCGACGCCCGCTCTGTTTCAGGAAAAACCAAATCTCCAAATCCTTGTAAGCGCGCGGCCTCACGAAAGCTAAATCGACGAGCTGGTGATTCTGAGGTAAACCGCCACTTATCAGGCCCGAGTTTTTCTAAAACAGGGCTAATTGGATGAAGAGGCATGTGCCTTGGATTAGCTACTATAGTTTTCGATACCTGTTCCCAGTCCTGACGACGATTTCTTGATAGGTAATACCAATGGAAGTCAGCTTCATAAAACTCACCGGTCGGCCATTCTGGCATTGCTCCGATGGCATCTCTAATCGTAGTGAACGGTTTTAAACCCTCACCATGTGTAGGCTCGGGGAATAGATAATCAGTACCGAATCTTTCATGAACACCAACTATAAAAATGCGTTTGCGGTCCTGGGCAACACCATAATGGGAAGCGTTGAGGATTTGTGACTTAACTCTATAGCCTGCCTCTTTGAAGACTTTAAACTGATCCTGAAGAAGATGCTCAAAGTTGCTTCGGACCATGCCAGAAACATTTTCTACTATAAAAGCTTTAGGCTGGATAATCCTTAAAGCCCTGGCAAACTCTAGGTAAAGAGTATTGATTTTACGATCAGCTTTCCGTACCCCACCTTGACTGAATCCTTGACAGGGGTAACAACCGACTAGCAGTTCGGCAGCAGGAAACGATTCGATAGCAGACACATCCCCTAAAACGTAATCGGTTTCTGGGTGGTTAGCCAAGTAAACATCACGGGCGTAAGGAAGTATGTCATTAGCCATTAGCACTTCAAAACCAGCGCTCAAGACTCCTGCATCAGAACCACCACACCCAGAAAAAAGCGACACTACAGTTGGCATTGACCCCTCCTAAAAACCGACCGCGTATTATAGCGAAAGCCGATCTGGAATAAAGCATCATTTCGCTAAGGTTTGATGATCTCACTTTTCAAAGGTAGTGGCCATAGCCGATGCAAAAAAAATCAAAAAATATTTTTTGATTTTTTTCAATAAGATGCACTAAAAATCTTAGAAAACGAGTCATTTTACTTCTAGAGCACTTTGTACGTTCAGCCCCCCAATCCAAGAAGCAGGCCAAATTAAGGCAACTCCTAACGCCTCACAAGGTTCGTTGTTCAACCTTGCGGATAGTAAAAACCATTTTTACCATCCGCAACGTTCTCTAATGCAACCAGCTGTCATCCTCCCAGACCTGCTGCAAAATCTCCATTACCCGCTTTTTATCTTCGTCCAGTTTTAAGCCGCTCAGCTCCAGGCCTTTAGCGCTTCCCTTACGTATGCGGATTGCCATTTTTGGATAGAGAGGGCGCAAATTTCGGTAAAGCTCGGATTCAAGGGCTTCCAGTGTTGCCTGGCTTATCTTCTGCTCTTTATCGATCATTATTTCAATGCGCATAGATTCCCCCTAACTGGTAGCGTCCATTGTGCGGCTGTACTCATGACTACGTATTTTTGCCATCAACTCGTCAGTCAGCTCTGAAACCCACTGGATTGCCAGCCGCTTTTCTTCGTCGCTGCAATCGCTTGCCGCCAGCAGTTTTAAGAAAAAATCAATGCGCTGAAGTTTCAATGACTCCAAAAGATAATCCTGCATTTTCCCTCCTTTTACGACCACTTACATGACATAACTGTATGTATATACACTGTTTATATATACAGTATAATACCGATTTCTAAATGTAAAACGCTTTTTTGGCCTTCAATAAGAAAGACCTGATATGAGTCAAAAAGAGAAAAAATTCCGACGTGTCAGTAATACTGACGCCATTTGTCATCCTCACGCAGCCGCCCGTTCTGGTAAAAAATGCGCAGCCCTCCCCCAGACGGAAGGCTGCCGCCGCGTAGGAGTAAAGTCACCTCATACTCACTACCATTGAAGCCTCTTGAATGCAGCTCATACTCCAGCTGCAGGCGCTGCTGCTCAGAAATATCCTGCTTGTAAGCCTTTTTTCGCTTCGGTTTTACCAGCCTGAGCCGGGCAACCAACTCCCGCCGTTCCTTTTTTCCCATTCCATACAGGTAATCCTGCAGCGCCTTTTCATCCATGGAAGAAATATCCGGTACTTCACCCCCTGATTGGTTCAAATTTTCAACAGGGGGACAGTTATTGCCACGAGTCCAAGGGGCGCAAGCGCCCTGGTCGGCTGTCGCCTCCTGAAGGTCAACGGCTTTACGAACCATTTTCCACTTCACTGCATGAGTGCAGATCCGGCCCTCAATGATCGGGGACCAGATGCCATAAATACGAACACCGTGATCGCCGTAGGTGCTCGGTTCGTCGTTAAGCTCATAGGCAGTTCTGACAAGGTGATGTTTACGGGGAACCAGGACGCCGCCCTGTTTCATGATGTAGGTGGCAAAACAACCAGCATCCGCTGCGGCCAATACAGCATCCAGACGCGGGTTTTCCAGTACCGGCGCACCTGCCTTCTTGTCACCCTGCGCCCTGGCAGCCTGACCGGCCAGCAGGCGCAGTTCACGGTATGCCTGGCGGCCAGGAATACCAAAGAAGCGGAATTGCTGTACACGATGCAGCGAAGCCCAGGCGTTTACGTTCTCAGCGTTATCGCGCAGCGATCTGCCCGTTTCTTTACTGATTTCCTGCGCCAGTCCGCGCCCGTCAATGTTTTTACTGATGTATTTGGCGATATAGCTGGTCGGTGTCCCCTTGCGCGGGTTAATAAGCTCAGACTTGAATCGCGGCCCGGTATTGGTGCCCAGCTCCTCCCGGTCCTCACGAATGGCGAATTTACGCAGCAGCGCGGTGATGGATTTGCGGTCCTTTTTGCGCATGAAGCAAAGCAGGTGCCAGTGCACGGTGCCGTCATGGTGTGGCTCAGCAACGCGAACGCCATACCAGCGCAGCCCGGCTTTGTGCATAGCCTTACGGAAGGCGGCAAACATATTCACCAGGTAATCGCTGCTCTGGCGGACCGTGGCACTGTTCCATTTCGGGTTCGGCCTGCCGTTATTGAGCGTTGCATGAAAGCGTGACGGGCAGGTGATGGTATAGAACACGGCGCATTCACCACGCATTTCTGCGATCAGCTCCAGCCCCTTAACGCAGGCCATCATTTCGTTGCGCCGGTGCGCCGGATTGCTGCTGCTGG